TTCAATAATGAGTACAATTAAAGTAAATAAATTAGAACAAAGAACAGGATGTACAGCCACAGTCGGTGGTGGTGCTGGTAAAACTGTTACAGTTGATGCAACTACAATAACATTAGGAAGATGTGGTGGAACTGTATCATTAGCTTCTGGTGCTTCTCAAACAGGTTTTGGTAGAACCGGAGCGGTTGACTGGTGCACAACAGCTAAAACATCTCCGTTTACTGCTACATCAGGAAAAGGATTTTTTATAAACACTTCAGGTGGAGCTGTCACTGTAACACTTCCCTCAAGTCCAAGTGGTGGTGATATCGTTTCAATAAAAGATTATTCAGGAACTTTTGATGTTGCTTGTAAAGCTGTTACAATTGGTAGAGGTGGATCTAAAATACAAGGTATATGTGCAGATGCAGTTTTAAATACAAAAGGTGATACAGCAACTTTAATTTATGTTGATGGTACAAAAGGATGGATAAATGTTGAAACAGACGACACAGTAACAGGTGATCAATTTATAACAGCAACGGGCGGAACAATTACAACCGTTGATACGAATTTTAAAGTTCATACATTTAATGCAGATGGCACATTTTGTGTTTCCGCAGGTGCTGGTCCAGTTGCAGTAGTAGATTACATGGTAGTAGCTGGAGGCGGTGGAGGCGGTGGCACAGGTGGACCTAACTGGGGTGGTGCCGGAGGAGGAGGTGCCGGAGGTTTTAGAGAAGCTAAAACAGGAGCTAATGGAACTCATACAGCTAGCCCATTAGCTACCTCAACAGGTGTGCCTGTAAGTGTTAGAGCTTATACAGTAACAGTTGGAGGTGGTGGATCTCCAGGTGGTCCTGGTGCCTGTTCATCAACTCCACAAAAAGGTAGTGATTCAGTTTTTGCCTCAATAACATCCGCAGGTGGTGGCGGTGGTGGACCATCAACAGCTGCCTCTTGTGGACATGCTGGCGGTAATGGTGGATCCGGTGGAGGTGGTTCTGTTAACACACCGTCACCGGCAGGCTCCGGTAATGTCCCTGCTGTTTTTCCACCACAAGGACAAGACGGTGGAGAAGGACCAGGAATGGGCGCTCAACCAGCATCTTTCGGCGGTGGTGGCGGTGCGATATCTGTGGGTAGTTCATCTGGTAGTGGAAGTCCCGGTGGAGGTGGAGCAACAACGAGTATTTCTGGTTCACCAGTTAGTAAGTCTGGTGGAGGTGGTAGTGGTAATTCAGGACCAGGATTAAGTAATGGTGGCACAGGTGGCGGTGGCGCAGGAGGAAGATACATTCCTAGCCCAATTGCTGCAACCGCAGGAACTACAAATAGCGGCGGTGGTGGCGGCGGTGGTGGTTCTAATAATGGTACTACGATGAGTGGAGGGTCTGGAGGATCTGGACAAGTAGTAATTAGGTATAAATTTCAGTAGTTGAATGGTATTTAAAATTAATATATAAGGAGAAACATTATGGCACATTTTGCAAAATTAGGTATGAATGGTAAAGTTATCGCAGTTCATGTAGTAGACAATAAAGACTTACATGACGCTGATGGTAATGAAAGCGAACAAGTAGGCAAACAGTTTTTAGAAAGAATTCATAACTGGCCTCTTTGGGTGCAAACTTCATACAATACATCAAAAAATACTCACTCATCAGGTGATGCTTCTAAAGCACTTAGAGGTAATTACGCAGGTATAGGTTTTACTTATGATGAAGATAATGATATTTTTTGGCCACCAAAACCTTTCCCATCTTGGGTTAAAGACACATCTGATGCACAATGGCACTCACCAGTTGGTGATGCCCCTGCACTAACTGCAGAGCAACAATCACAAAACGAAGCTGGAACTCATCTTTGGGGACACGATTGGAATGAGTCTGGACAAACTTGGGAGTTGTCGAATAAACTATCATAATAATTTATGGATAAGGTGGTGTTATCTGAAATCAGTTTAGTTCACGGAGAAGTAAAAACTCCTAAAGGTTTTGAAATAGATCGTAAAGAAATAAAAAATAGTATTGTATCTTCTTACGCTAATGATGACAGAGTAAGTAATAATATATTAGATTATTCTTATAACGATTATAAAGCTCCTTATTCACAACCTTTACAGTGGTTATTAGATTATATAAGAGATCATTTTAATGAAAAGTATAAACGAAGTTTAGTTAGCAAAATTGTTTTTGGTAATGTATATGCCCCATCTGAAGTTTCACTGTGTAGGAATAATGTTGACCCTGTAGATTTAAGACATTCAGCTGATTACACATTAATTTACATTGTAGACTGTGGAGAAAAATCCTCTGAACTTGTTATTGAGTATGATAATAACAGAAGAAAAGGTAGAACTTGGCATGTGCCAATCAAAAACAATTATTTTTATTTATTTCCATCAACGCAAAAATATTTTTTTACGGCCAATAAATCAAAACAACTCAACGTAATATTAACTGTAACCTATGAATATATCTAATTACTATTGGTATTTTAAATCTGTGATACCCCCAAGAATCTGCGATATGATTGTGCAATATGGTAAAGCAGAAAAAAACAGAGAAATTATGGCTATCACAGGAGGATATGGTAGAGATAGAGATTTAGAGAAACAACCTCTTACAAAAGACGAAATAAAAGATTTACAAAAGAAAAGAGATTCAAATATTGTTTGGATGAACGATAGATGGATATACAAAGAAATTCAACCTTACGTTAGAATGGCAAATGTAAATGCAGGTTGGAACTTTGAATGGGATTGGTCAGAGGCTTGTCAATTTACTATATATAAAAAAGGACAATACTATGATTGGCATTGTGATAGTTGGGACAAACCTTATCCTCACGAAGGACCAGCAAATGGTAAAATTAGAAAACTATCTGTGACAGTTAGTTTAACTGATCCAAAAGAATATAAAGGTGGAGAGTTAGAGTTTGATTTTAGGAATGAAGATCCTGATAAAGAACCTAACACTAGAACATGCACTGAAATATTACCAAAAGGCTCTTTGGTTGTGTTTCCTTCTTTTGTATGGCACAGAGTCAAACCAGTAACGAAAGGAGTAAGGCATAGCTTAGTCATATGGAATTTAGGCTATCCTTTTAAATAATATGGAACAAGGCGGAAGTAGTACACCACAAAAACCAAAAGGACATGTAGATTTTAAATCTGCATTTTATTTTCAGACACCAATATGGATTGCAGAGGCACCCATGTTTTTGAAAAACGCAATTAAAGTAACAGATAAATATATTAAGAAAGCTGATAAACTTTTAAAAGATAAATTAAAAAATGAACCTAAATGGAAAAAAGATATAGGGACATTTGGTTTGTCTAAACATAGTGAAAGTTTTTCTAACGATCCTAAAATAAAAGATCTGTCACAATTTATAGGTCAAAGATCTTATGAGTTTTTAGATTGGCAAGGATTTAATTTAAAAAACACTAGCTTACATTTTACAGAATTTTGGGTGCAAGAATTTAGTGAAAAAGGTGGTGGCCATCACGATACTCATGTTCATTGGAATCAACACGTATCAGGATTTTATTTCTTAAAATGTAGTGAAAAAACATCTTATCCAATATTTCATGATCCAAGACCGGGTGCAGAAATGACAAAGTTATTTACAAAAAATCAAGAACAGATTACATTAGGAAGTAATCAAGTTCATTACAAACCAAAACCAGGAACGATGATTATTTTTCCAGGTTATGTTCCACATCAGTTTGCAGTAGATCCAGGTTTAGAACCATTTAGATTTATTCACTGGAATATAAAAGTTGTTGAAACAGCAATATCAAAAGAAAGGAGTACTAATGAGCTTCCAAAAAAATAAATACGTTGTTATTAAAGAGGCTGTGCCTAAAGATATAGCAGAGTTTGTTTACAATTATTTTTTGTTAAAAAGACAAGTTGCAAGAACTTTATTTGATCAAAGATATATCTCTCAATTTACAGAAGAATGGGGAACTTGGACAGATGCACAAGTGCCGAATACCTATTCTCATTATGCAGACATAGCTATGGAAACTTTGTTGATGAGAACTTTGCCTGTTATGGAAAAGAAAACCGGATTAAAATTATATCCTACATATTCTTATGCAAGAATATATAAACCTGGTGATGTCCTACACAGACACAAAGATAGATTTAGCTGTGAAATATCAACAACTCTTAATCTTGGTGGCGATCCTTGGCCAATACATTTAGAGCCAAAGAAAAATGTGGGTATACCTGATGGTAAAAAATTTACAGTTAATAGTAATAATAAAGGTATATCTATTAATTTAAAACCTGGCGACATGCTTGTATATAGAGGCATGGAATTAGAGCACTGGAGAGAAGAGTTCCAAGGTGATAATTGTGCCCAAGTATTTTTACACTATAACGACCAAAAATCTAAAAACGCAGACAAAAACATAAACGATGGTAGACCACATTTAGGGCTTCCTGCTTGGTTTAAAAAGTGATATATCCTTAGACTGGAGAGAGTGTCACCACCATAACACCACACTCTCTCCTGTTTAAGGATAAATTATGTTAGGATTAAGTGCATTTTCAGAGTTTCCGTTTGCAACAGCAGGTGAGGATAGAAATGTAACTATTACAGTTACTAAGACATCTTTAACGTTAACGATAGGTAGCATAGGTATTGCAGCTGATGCGATTACAGAGGATGCTACAGCAAATCCATTAACGCTTGGTTTTGGTACATTATCCATATCTGGAATAGCTAATTTAAGTGCTACAGGTAGTCCACTAACCTTGGCTACCGGAACAGCTGTAGTTTCAGCAGCAGCCAACGTATCTGTTACTGGAAACGCATTGACTATGGCCACTGGTACTGTTACAGTAACCGCTGACGCAAATGTAGACGTTACTGGTAATGGATTAACGCTAGCTACAAAGGACGCTACGGCAATAACATGGAGTGCAGTTGTTCCAGGCGCAACTATGGTCTGGACACCAATAGAACCTTATTAATATGGCATCAAGTTTTTCTACAGATACAAAATTAGAACTTATAGCAACCGGTGAAAAAGCTGGTCTATGGGGCACAATAACAAATACAAATTTACAAATATTAGAACAATCAGCTACAGGATATTTAAGTCAATCCATGGCCTCTGGGGACGTTACACTTACCTTAACTAATGGTGCTACTTCGGACGGTAAAAATGCTTTTTATGAATTAACAGGGACCTTAACTGCTAATAGAACTTTAACAATGCCTAGCGGTGCAGAGAGATCTATTATAGTAAAAGACTCTACAACAAGAGGTAGCGGTTCTACGCTTTTCTCTTTGTCTGTGCAAACAGCTAGTGGAGCAATTGTTCCTATTCCAATAAATGCAACTGTTGCAGTTGTATCAGATGGTACAAATATGAAACTGGGATTACTATCTAAGGGTTATGGAACTGTAAACTCAGCTTCTGTAACTTCGTATACAGCTGTTGCTGGTGATCAACTTTTAACAAACACGACAACCGCAGGTATTTCAATTACATTACCTACATCAGCTGCAACCGGAGATGAATTAACAATAGTAGATGCTAGAGGAACTTTTCAATCTAATAATTTAACGATTGCTAGAAACGGTCACAACATAAATGGATCTGGCGCTAACTTAATTTTGTCAACAAATGGTCAAGCCATAACTTTAGTGTATGTTGATTCAACTCGTGGCTGGGCGTATAAGACAAACACAGCATAGGAGGATGAATTATGCCTCTTACACGAGTTAACTTTGCACCTGGAATAGACAAACAAAACACAACTGTTGGCGCAGAAGGACGTTGGGTTGATTGCAATAACGTTAGGTTTAGATATCAACTACCAGAGAAAGTAGGTGGTTGGTCTTCTTTAGTTACGGATACGATTGTGGGTGTGGCTAGAAAAATGTTTCCATTTGTAGATCTTGATGGAAACCGATACGTGGCCATCGGAACAGATAAACTTTTACTTTTATATTTTGAAGGTCAGCTTTATGATATTACACCATTAGACACTCAAATAACAAATGCAACCATACAAACATTTTCAGGATCAAGTTTAGTAACAATTACAAGTAGCACCGCTCATGGTTTAGAACCTGGTGATATTGTTTTTCTAGATGATACGACACTACCAGGTAGTAGTGGTTATTCTACTTCTGACTTTGATGGTAAAAAATTTCAAGTTACAAATGTTTTAAATGCAACACAATTTCAAGTAACGGTAACAACGTCAGGCACGCCAGCAAATGCTGGTCCTGGTGGCAGTATAGATATTGCACCTTATGTTAGAATAGGTCCAGCTGCACAATCTTATGGTTATGGTTGGGGTATATCAGAATGGCAAGGATCTGTTGCTGGCGCTGCAACATCAACTTTAAATGGTGCATTGTTAAATGATACAAATGGAACGGGTGGATCTGGAACAAATATTACACTAGCCTCAACAACAAACTTTAGCTCTGCAGGTAGAATTTTAGTAGAGGAAGAATTAATATCTTATGCATCTATTGCAGGCGCTAATTTACAATCTATTGTAAGAGAGGTAAATGGAACAAGCAAAGCTGCTCACTCAGATGGTACAGCTGTAACAGACGCTACAAACTTTTCTGATTGGGGTGAAGCTACAGTTGCATCGACGGTGCAACTAGAGCCAGGACTTTGGTCACTAGATAATTTTGGACAAGTATTAGTGGCAACTATTGCTAATGGTAAAACATTTACTTGGGATGCAGGAGGCACACTGCCTTTAACAACAAGAGCTGCAACAACTACTTCTGGTTTTGCAACAGGAAATAATCCAACTGCAACAAGAGCTAGTTTGATATCACCAACAACAAGACACTTAATTCATCTTGGGACAGAAACAACAATAGGTGATCCTACAACACAAGACGACATGTTTATAAGATTTTCTGATCAAGAGGATATAAACACATATGCTCCTTCTGTAACAAATGCTGCAGGCACACAAAGACTACAAGATGGTAGTAGAATTATCGGATCATTAAAAGCCAAAGAGACTATTTTGATTTGGACTGATAACGCTTTGTACACCATGAAATTTATAGGAGCACCTTTTACATTTGGTTTTGAACAGGTAGGTACAAACTGTGGACTTATAGGTAAGAATGCTGCAGTTGAGGTAGATGGTGTTGCTTACTGGATGAGTCCCAATGGTTTCTTTTTATATGATGGTACAGTTAAAACATTACCTTGTTCTGTTGAAGATTATGTATTTGATCAATTAGATATTACAAAAGGTCAACAAGTAAATGCTGGACTAAATAATTTATTTGGTGAGGTAACTTGGTACTACCCTACTACTTCATCAACATATAATAATCAGTATGTAATATATAATTATGGTGAAAGTAGACAATTACCTATTTGGTACATAGGAACGGAAGCTAGAACAAGTTGGATAGACGGAACTATATATCCAAAACCTTTTGGAACTAAGTTTGACTCTACTGCAGAGGGCACATTTCCTACAATAGTTGGTGTGTCTGGATTAGGACAAACCACATTATTTGAACACGAGATAGGCACAGATCAAATTAATCCTGATGGAACAACCACAGTAGTGCCATCAACTATAACATCGTTTGATTTTGACTTAGATTTAGAGGGCACATCAGGCCAGTTCTTTTTATTCATGCGTAGAATACTACCAGACTTTAAAAATCTTGTAGGTAATGCTAAGATAACTATGTCAGTAAAAAGGTTTCCACAACAAACCGACACTGCAACCACGTTAAGTCCTTTTACGATTACATCATCAACAAACAAAGTTGATACTAGAACAAGAGGACGATACGCAAATATTAAAATAGAAAATGATGGTGCTAGCCAATCGTGGAGATTTGGCACACTAACACTAGACTTACAACTGGACGGTAGAAGATAATGTCAATTAGAGATACAAGAGAAGCAAGAAGACTAATACAATCAATGGCACCTGAGGGTGAGTTTCTTGCTTTTATAAACGAAAGAGAAGCACAGATGTTAAGAGATGCTGGTGGCTCTGGTATCATGACTCTTGCAGGTATTCCAAGCTTTGTTGAATATGGCGATATTTCTGGAGCCACTGCATCTCAAAGTCAAGTGGATAGTTTTAGTGGAGGGGATGATAGTTCAAATATAGTTGATGAAGTAGCACTAACTAGAGGACCTACAGTTGTTACTGGAGAAGATCAAGAGGTTGACAATATTAGAATGATGCAAGCTTTAGGTGTACCACCAGGAGTAACTTTTAGTGGAACAGATAATCTTGTGAATACTCGTCGTGGTCCATCTTTAAAAAATATAGGAATAAATGCTGCTCTATATCAACTAGCTACAAAAAACCCTAAAGCTTATGCTGCGTTACAATTAGGTATAACTGCAAAAGGATTGTTAAATCAATTTAGAAATCCTGATCTTGCTTTAAATTTAAACAGAAGAGAGGAAACAGAATTAGGAGTTTTAAAAACTAAACAAAAGAACGCAGATACTTTTGGACCTCTTAGTCCTAAAGAACAAGAAAGATTAGAAGAATTAGAACAAAAGAAAGCAGAGGAGAAAAAGTAATGGCAAAGATAGTAGTAAGATTACCAGAACCAAAACCAGAGTATGATATCTCTAACCAAAAACAAATCAACAGAGCTTTGACTACAGTTGTAGAACAACTTAATTCAACGTTCTTAGAAACAGAAAAAGAGGAGCAACAAAGATTTAATTTCTTTTTATCGTAATGGCAAATGTTTATAAAAACATACAAGCAACAATTAGTTCAGCTGGGTCAGATGTAAGTATGTATACCTCTCCAACAGCTACTACATCTATTATTAAAACTATAAGGTTATTTAATACTCATGGATCTGCTTTGACTGTTACGACTAAAGTTAGAGACAGTTCTGCTAGCACTGACTTTGAGTTTAGCACAAACGTAGTAAATGCTAGTGATAGTGCTGATATGCTAACCTTTAATAATATTTTAATATTAGAAGAAGGTGATATACTAAAGATGCAAGCTGCAACTACTGGTGTTATAAAGATGACAGCTTCAGTGCTACAAATAACGAGGACATAATGCCATTTATTGAACAAGAAGCATCATTGAGATACGAAGAAATTAACGGTAAAAGAGTGCCTATTATTACACCCCAGAGTGAGGTAACTCTTACAAATACTGTAACAGGTAAAGAATACATGTCTGATGCAGAGGCTATGGCTGATGTAAACGACCCAAATACAGACACTAAATCAGAACATTTAAGAAGAGATGTTAAAATAACAGTAGAAGCATTGCCTTTGGGCGGTGATTCTAAGTTGTAAACTATGAAAAAATGGAATAAAACTTAAGATTATGCCACTAAAAAAGATAGGAAGAGCAATCAAAAAAACGGTTAGGAAGATAATTCCTAAAGAAGTATCAGGTATTATGCAAGTTGCAGCACCTTTTGTAGCTGCTAAATATGGTTTTATACCGGGTCTTGCCACATCTTTAGGTGGTCAACTTAGATCTGGTAGAGGTAGAATTAGCCCTCTTCAAACTTTATTAGCTGTAGCCCCATCAAAACAGTTTAGAGGATTTACTACAGGTGATACAGGTTTATTTGGCATAGACAGTTTAAAATTGACAGGTAGAGCTGCAGAGCTTGGCACAGGTTTAGATAAATTATT